TTGGAAAGGTCGAGCGCGATGTTCGCGGTCAGGTCTTTGGGGCAGTTGTGCGGGCGCAGCTTCAGGTAGGCCTCGACCTTGGTCTTGCTCATCCACACCAGCTGCACGTCGCCGTCGACCGGGGTCTGGATCTCGCCCGGGAACTGCTGGCCGGCGAACAGCACCGACTTGGCCATGGCGCGCAAAGGGGCCATCAGGGCGCTGGTGTTGGCGGCCATGCTGTTGGGGGTGTTGTTCAAGCGGCGATCGGCAACGCGCTGGATCAGCAGCACACGCACGCGGCGGGCGGCCTTGTCGGCGATGCGCAGGTACTCGACTACCTGGAAGTCGCTGCCTGGGGCGTCCAGCATGTTGCCGTCGCCCCAGAACACGCCCGGGTAGTCCGGATAGGTCTGCGGTACCGAGAGGCGCGCCTTGTCCAGTTCGGCCAGGTAGGCGTCGGGCAGCGGTACGCCGTCTTTGTCTTTCGGCTTGGCGCCCAGGCCCACCACGGCGCCGGTGGCCACACGCATGGGGCTGTCGGCGATGCTTACGGCAGCGTTGGCCAGGCGGCCGGCTAGTACACCCAGGTCGTTGCCATGCAGTTGCGGCACTGCCAGCACGCGGGGCGCGGCGATGTCCTTGGTGATGGCCCGCTGCGCTACCAGGTAGGCCGGCCAGTCCTGGGTCGCCTGCTCGATGCCGGGGGTGCAAGCCATTACGAAAGTCCGGCGGCCGTAGGTGTTGTTCAGCGCGACGGCGGCGCCGTGCATTTCCACCAGCTCGGCACCGGCGGACACCGGCGCGGTGATCACCACGGCCTCGACCGAATAGCCTTGCTGCTGGGCGTGCTCGAGCGCTTCCTGCCAGGTCACGTCGTCAGCGATCGGCGCGGCCAGGCAGGCCCAGCGGTCGCCGCCGTTCTGGCGAGCGGCGGTGATCTGGGTCTTCAGATCACTGGGCGGCACGCCCAGCTCGCCGTCCAGGTCGCTCTGCGTGTTCAGGGGGATCAGCTTGCCGACGCCCTTCGGGGCCGGGCCGATGAAAAGGAAATAGCGCTCGATCTCGGTCACGGCACCCTGGCCGAGGTTGAGATTGTTGACGCTGACTTTACCGAGTGCCATGTGGGTGCCTCGTTAGCGGGGAGAGTTGAGGGTTTGCTGCAGCACCAGTTGCACCAGGTGCGAGACCTCGCTGGGCGATGCGCCCAGGAAATCGCGCTTTGGCAGCTTGATGTCCCAGCTGGTCGGGCCTGGCTTGTCGCCCTTCAGGGCACGGATCAATAGCCCGGCCTGGCCAAAGCGCACGTGCTCCTTGATCCAGTTCACTGAGGCGCGCTGCCAGCGGGTCTTGCCTTGCTTGTTCACGCGGGGCAGGCGGATCCGGAAGCCCAGGCGGCGCAGGCGCTTGGCCTGCTCGTCGGTGCTCGGCGCGTCGACGTTCACAGGGTTGGCCTTGCGGGCCATGGCGGCGGTCATACGCTCGGTGCGGCCGTGGTGGTGCTGGTCGGCGATCCAGCCCTGCAGGCCGTTTTTCCAGCCCAGGGTCGCCTGCTCGTCCGAAAGCTGGACGACGTTCAAGTACTTGCTCTTGATCAGGCCGCTAAGCATCTTGCGGCGGCCCTTGCGCTTGCCCTTGGCGGGCTCGTAGGCCGAGCCGTCCAGGTTGGTCTGCTTGCGCACGCGCTGATTGCTCATCGAGCGCACGCGCTTACTGACGGTGTTCAGCAGGCGCCGGCGAAGCTTGGGCGTCAGCTTCAGGAGGGCCAGCTGGGTGTTCACGTCCAGCATGCCGTCCATGCGAAAGTCGAAGGTGTTACGCGCCACGGCTGGCCACCTCGCCGTGCTCGGCTACCCACAGGTCGAACGGCACGAACGCCCAGCGCTTGCCGAACGCCTCGATCTCGCCGGTTTCGTCCTCGGCCAGGTACTGCGGTTCGACGAACTCCAGGGACAGCTCCACGTCGGCCAGGTCGTTGTCCAGCTGCTCGATGTCGAACGTCGGCGCCGGCAGCGCGTGATCGGCGCGCCCTTCGTCGTGGTTCTCCAGCCAGCTGCCGATCAGGGCCATCAGCCGGCCCGGGTGATCGGCGAAACGCTCGAGCACGATCACAGCCCGATAGCGCATATCGCCCAGATGTAGGCCCTGCAGGTCGTCCTTCCAGACCAGATCCAGGGTCACCTCCTCGGCCCAGCTGTCCAGCTGCTCGGCGGGCACTAGCTGGCACTGCAGCAGGTAGGTGGTCAGGGCGCGCAGCTTGTTCATAGCAGGGCCGCCGTGATGCGGCCGCGGCCCTGGATCGAACGCACAGCCTGCTGAGAAAAGGCCAGGAACTGCTCGCGGGTCTCCGGGCTTTCCTTGGCGACGTTGGCTGCCTCGGCGCGGCGGATAACCGTGGCGAACTGCGGCAGCAGGTTGGCCTTGGCGCGGCAGTACACGGCGCGCTTGTAGGTTGCGGCCATGTGGGTGCGCTCGGGCAGTACCATGGGATCGGCCGCGGCCACGTTGGTGATGCCGGCGGCTTTCCACTGGGTTTTGCGCTTGGCCAGGTCGCCGTTGACCTCGCCCATAGCGCAGGCCAAACCATCGGCCAGCAATTCCACCAGGTACTCCGCCGGCAGGCGGTAGCCCTTCTGAAACTCGGCAATAGAGAGGTTCGGCCAGAAGCCGTCATTCTCGATCGCCTGTTCCACCAGGTTGGTGGGTTTGCCGGAAAAGCTCATTGCTGGCCGCTCGAATAGGGCGGGAACACTGCGTATGGTGGGTACGGGCTACAAGTAGCTGTATCACCAAGGCAGGTCCCGCTGGGGGTGGGTAGACGGTTACTCGGAGTCGTTGCTTTGCGGCTCGGCCTTGCTCAGCGATTTCTCGCAAGCCTCGCGGCGAGTCTTGACGCCGATTTCTGGGTAAAGGGCTTCAGCGCGCTTGAAGTGCTCGACAGCCGGCGCCCATTCCTCGTGCTCCATGGCCAGCAGGCCGAGCAGCTTGTGGTAGCGGGCCGGGATGCGCTCGAACAGCTTCCACTCGCCGTCCACCAGGGGCAGCAGATTGGAAACGTAGGGCTCGGGACTGCGGCCTGCCTTGTGCTCGGCCTCGGCCCAGACGATCAGCTCATCGGCGACGAAAGTCGGGATGTTGCGATCGAATGGCAGCTTCTGGTCTTGCGCCATGGCGAAGGTGGCCAGCTCCAGGCCCTGCTCGAACTGGGCCGTGTCGAACAGCCACACCAGTACGTACATCAGCACCGGGTTGGCGTAGTTCAGGCCGCTGTCGCGGTAGCGCTGCACATACTCCAGGTACTTGGGCAGCAGCTCGTCACGCTTCAGCACGCGGCGCTGTTCGTGGCTGTCGATCTGGCTGATTCGCTCCAGATCGGCGGCAAGCGAAGCCTCCATCAGCTTGAGGTGCTTCTGCGCGTTCGCCGGGCTGCTCAGGGCATTGGCGGCGGTGTAGGGCTCGGCGGCAGGTGCCGCGCTGGCGGCAACGCCGCCGGCGAGCACTGCGCGCTTGTGGCGCAGGGCGAGGCTCACTCCGCGTCCTCCAGGATCTCGACGTTCTCGGTCAGCGCGAATTTCTCCAGCTGCTCGATCACGTAGCCTTCGTTACGGCTGTTGAAATCCTCGACGCGGGAGCGGCGCGGGTTGTCGATGGTCTGCTTACGCCAGCTGCTGTCCTGGTAGTAAATCGACAGGTTGTCCCAGCTGGTGACCAGCACGGCGTTGACCGGGAAGTTCGGCACGGTGAAAGCCGGCATGCCGCCGTAGGTGGCGATCACCTGGGCGTTTTCGATGCGCTCTTTCTCGGTCGGCTTGCCGGCCTGCTCGGTGTAGAGCTTGGCCTTGTCGGCGTGCAGCAGGTCGCTGCCGATGATCGCCACCAGGTCACCGTCATCACGCAGGATCTCATCGACCATCTGCTTGGTGTCATGCACCAGGGCGTCGAGGTTGGCGTAATCGCCGCCTTTGCCCATGGTGATCTTGCCGGCCACCTTGCCCGAGTTCAGTACCTGCGCCGGGATCTGTTCACGGGCTTGCTGCAGCCAGCCTTTGTTCACGTCCTGGAGCTTGGGAAAGGCATCCAGATCGGTGTCCTTGGCCGCGTGGGTGCCATGAAAACCGATCATGATCCGATCCTGAGCGATGCGCTTCTGCACGGCGGCCGAGTAACGATCGGCGAAGTCCGGGAACTTGGCCCAGGCATCGACCTTAGCGTAGGGCAGGCCCACGTCAGATTGGGTGTCGGACAGCTCGTACTGAGTATCGTCGAGCGCCGAAACATCACGGGCCACGCGATCCTTGGTCTTGGTGTCGGTGCGGCCGGTAACCGGGCCATTCACACCGATGAAGATCTTCTCGCCTTTGATCTCACCGACCGGCACCACGTTGATGCGCTCCAGAAAGTCAGCGCGAGCGGTGATTGCGTCGTTCAGATCCTGGGCAATTGACGGCTCGACGGTGAACTGGCGGCTGGCATCTTCTACGCCGTAGCTTTCCGCCATGTCGGCCTGCAGCTGTGCGTATTGTTCAACAGCCCGTTGGCTGAGTGGCTGTGCCATGTCAGAGCACCTTCTTCTTGGCCGGGGCAGCGGCGCCGGTGGTGCGCGGCAGCGTGCGGCCGCCGGCGGTGTTTTCCAGAGCGCTGAAGCGCTTGTCCAGGCTGGCCAGGGCGGCGGCAACCATGCTCAGCTCGCTACCCTTGCCCTGGGGCTTGCGGCGCGAGAACTCGCGATCGGCATCGGCTTTGTCGAGGATGTCCTGGACGGCATCGGCAACGGTCGTCACTTCGTCCTGCTCGGCCGGTTCTTCTTCCAGTTCGTCGGTTTCCGGCTTGAGCAGCGCTTGCATGCCGGCGATGACGAGCATCTGTTGCTCGATCAGCGCGGCCAGCGCCAAGGCTGTGGCTTCATCCATTGGTGGGGTGCTCTCGGTTGGGGTTTGCGGGGTTTCGGTGGGCGCCACGGCGGCGAAGCGCTTGAAAAAGGTGGTCAGCGCGGTGATCAGCCCTTTCGTATCGGTGCTGATCGGTTCTTCGTCGCGCAGCTGACCCAGCTCGACGGACGCTGCGTAATAGGTCGCCTTGTGGGTTCGGCGGGAGAAATACAGCTCCTGGGTGCCCAGGCTGGCTGGCTCGTCGGTGACAGCCAGGCCGGTGAGGTATGCCTTGCCGGTATTGGCGAAGTTCGGATAGATCTCGATGCTGGTGAACAGCTTTTCGCCGCTGTCGTTGAGGTGCAGCAGCTTGTCGTTGGGCTTCAGCTGCGCCTCGAGGGCGACCTGGCCTTCTTCCAGTTCCGGGTCATCCTCGACCAGGCGCACCGCGAAAACGGTTCCGTGCGAACCCCAGCAGCGCTCATGCTCGGCCCAGATCACCGCTGTATAACGCGACGGCTTGTAGGTCTCGGCGATTTCGCGCAGCTCCTGCGGCGTGATCTCGCGGCCATCGGCGGTCGGGCCGCTGGTGGCAACACGTTTCCAGTACGAAACAAGGGAGCGAGGCATGGGCTGAAAGTGGCTCGTCGGTGATCAGAGGCCCCCACGATATGCACCCCGAACTGCCCCAACAATCGAATCCGTTTTGGCCTGTTTCTAAAATTGAAAAATAGGAATAAATAGGATTTTATCTGCGCGTTCGCTGCGTTTTCGCCGCATAGACTGCGGCCCATGCCATACGCCATTGAAGTAAAAGAAGCCGCAAAACGCCTGTTCCTTCGCCGCACCAAACCGAAGGAAATCCAGGCGCAGCTCGGCCTGCCCAACGTCCGGATCGTGTACTACTGGATCGCCCGCGGCGGCTGGGACGACATGCTCACGGATGAAGAACCGCTGACCGCTGTCAGCCGGCGAATCACCTTGTTGCTGGAGAAGCCCGACGCCCTGGGCAAGGCCGAGCTGGACGAGCTCGACCGCCTGACCGGGATCCGGGAGCGCCTGCTGAAGCAAGCCAGCCGGCCGGCCGCACCGCCGACGACGAACGAGCCCGAACAGCGCGAAGGGAGGGATTCGCCCCGGGGCGAGCGCCGGGAGCGTGGTCACCGCGGCGATGGCGGCGGCAAGCGCAAAGAGAAGAAGCCCAAGAACGACATCAGTGGCCTGACTGAGGTGCACTTCCTGGAGAAGTTCACCTCGACCATGTATGGCTACCAGCAGCAGCTGTTCGAGGCGAAACAGAACCCGCTGACCCGGCGGATCCGCAACATCCTCAAATCCCGCCAGGTGGGCCTGACCTACTACTTCGCCGCCGAGGCCTTCATGGACGCGGTGCTGACGGGCGACAACCAGATATTCCTGTCGGCCAGCCGGGCACAGTCCGAGATTTTCCGCAGCTACATCGTCGGCTTCGCCAGCTCCTGGTTCGGTATCGAGCTGACCGGCAACCCCATCACCCTGAGCAACGGCGCCGAGCTGCGCTTCCTGTCGACGAACAGCAGCACCGCCCAGGGCTACCACGGGCACGTATACGTCGATGAGTACTTCTGGATCCGCGATTTCCAGAAGCTGCAGACCGTGGCCAGCGCGATGGCCACCCACAAGAAATGGCGCATCACCTATTTCTCGACGCCCAGCGCCGTTACCCACCAGGCGTACCCTTTCTGGACCGGCGAGACATACCGCAACAGCAAACGCGGCAAAAAGTCGGGCCAGGCCTGGCCGGCCGAGGCGGCCTACACCGCCGGCGCGCTTTGCCCGGATGGTCAGTGGCGCAAGGTGATCACCATCCAGGATGCGATCGCCGGCGGCTGCGACCTGTTCGACCTCGAGCAGCTGCGCAACGAGTACGACGACGATCGTTTCGAGCAGCTGTTTATGTGCAAATTCATCGACAGCAGCCAGTCAGCCTTCACCCTGTCGGATCTGGAGCGCTGCTATTCCGATATCGCCCTCTGGACGGACTACGAACCGGATGAAGCCCGCCCATTCGGCAACAGTCCGGTATGGCTCGGCTATGACCCAAGCCGCACCCGCGACGACGCCACGTGCGTGGTGGTGGCCCCGCCGCTCGAGCAGGGCGGGAAATTCCGCATCCTGGAGAAGCACAGCTGGCGAGGCACGTCGTTCACCCACCAGGCCGCCCAGGTGAAAAAGCTCACCGAGCGTTTCAACGTCCAGCACATCGGCATCGACATTACCGGCGTGGGTTATGGCGTGTTCGACCTGGTGCGCGACTTCTACCCGCGGGCGACGCCGATCCACTACAGCCTCGAGGCGAAGAACGCCCTGGTGCTCAAGGCTCAGGACACCGTGCAGGGCAGCCGCATCGAGTGGGACGCCGGCTGGAACGACATCGCCGCGGCCTTCCTGACCATCAAGCGCGGCACCACCAACAGCGGCCAGATCACCTACAGCGCTTCGCGCACCGACGCCACCGGCCACGCCGATATTGCCTGGGCAATCATGCACGCCCTGGCCCACGAACCTCTCAACACCAACAAGCGGCGCCGTAGCCGCTACGCAATGCAGGGTACCCATGGCCAAGCGACCACCAGCAAAGCAGCAACCCCAGGAACGACGGCCCATGCGGGCCTTCACGTTCGGAGCACCCGAAGCAGTGCTGAGCGACAACATCAGCCAGTACCTGGGCGTGTTCGCCAGCGACAACGGGCAGATTTACACGCCACCCGTGTCGCGCATCGGCCTGGCCCGCTTGCTGCGCGCCAACGCACACCACGGCGCCATTCCCAAGTTCAAGCGCAACATGCTGCTGCGTGAGTTCCTGCCCTCTGAAGGCTGCAGCGCGCGGACCATGGGCAATGCCGCGCTCGACTTCATGGTGTTCGGCGAGGCGTACTTCTACGTCCGAGAAAACGTGTTCGGCCAGGCGCTCGCCCTCGAGCACCTGCAGGCCATCAACATGCGGGTAAAAGTCGATGGCGGCTTCCAGATGCTGCAGCGCAATGGCCAGCCGATCGACTTCCTGGAACACGAAGTGATCCACGTGAAGGACTACGACGTGGAACAGAACATCTATGGTGTGCCCGACTACCTGGGCGGCCTGCAGGCGCTGCTGCTCAACGAGGCGGCAACGCTGTTCCGCCGGCGCTACTACAGCAACGGCGCCCACGCCGGTTACATCTTCTACACCAACGATCCGGACCTGAGCGAAAAGGACGAGGACGAGCTGCGCGCCCAGATCTCGGCCAGCAAGGGCGTGGGCAATTTCCGCTCGATGTTCGTGAACATTCCCGGCGGTACCGAGAAGGCGATTCAGATCATCCCGGTGGGCGACTTCCAGGCCAAGGACGAGCTGGAAAAGGTGAAGAACATCACCCGTAACGACGTGATCGCGGCATGGCGGATGAACCCCGCGCTGGCCGGCATCATCCCGGAGAACAGCGCCGGCTTCGGCGATATCGAGAAGATTGACCGCGTATACACGGCCAACGAGATCAGGCCCATCTGCATGCTGTTCGATAGCGTAAATGACGTGCTGCGAGGAGATCGGCACATAGGCTGGCGGGAGCTGCCGGCGAACGGGCTTGTCAGCTAGAGCCGCCGGTTTTGGACTTGAGGAAGTCTTTCAGAGCAGTCGCTAGTTCTTGAAGAATACCGAGAATGCCTTGGCCGATTGGCAGAGGCTTCTCATCGTTCGGGTTGGGCTCTGCTGCAAGGCGCATCATCAGCAGGAAAAGCACCACGGGCAGTATCGCTAGCAGCCATAGCAGCATAAGCCCAGCGCCTTCATCTTTGGTCTCGAACGGTTTGACCTGACCCCAAATGAAAGCCATGAATGTGAAAAATACGAAAATGGCCGCCGCGTAGATTGTGACGAAGATGACGCCGCGTTGAAGCCTACGGGTGTCAGCTTCGTCTAGCTGACTTTTGTTGAAGCGCACCGTCTCTGGATTGGCAGGTGCTTCTCCAGCAGACAAGTCGATGGATTGCTGAGCTTTGGAGTTTTCGGTTGCAGCTGCTGCATCTGGAAGCGGTTTATTAATGCCATTAGATGCATTTCCACCTTCCTTGGGGGGATAGCGCATAGATCCTTCTCGACTATAGGTAACCTAAATTTTTAAGGCGGTAATGCATCGCCGCACTCGAAACGTTCAAGACGCGGGCCATGCTTTCCACGTCATGGTTGCGCTCTTTGAAGATCAGCCACTCAATCACCTCTCGCGGCATGAGCAGCTCGGCAGCAAAGGTATTGGCATCTCGCTCTTTGTAGAGGTTCGTGTTGGAGCTGTAATTTCCAGCAGTGTCCCGGAACGAGTTTCCGTGCTGGAGGCACATGTGGCCCAGTTCGTGAGCAACAGTAAAACGCTGCCGAACGTTAGCATCGCTGGAGCTGTAGCGGATGACCGGCTTCGATCCCTCGATTTCAAAGGACCCACTGATGCCACAGAAAACCATGTCGTGATCCTGATAGACCTCTGCTCCCATGGCGCGAGCAATCTGGGTAGGGTCGACAGGCAGCTTGCGATCCCAATAGGCATCGAGGACGGCTTTAGCTGTTCGTACAGGCATGTCGACCTCCTTGGCTATCTGAGTGGGCGCGGCATTTTACAGGAGGCCTGTTCATAGATACAGGTAATTTGGCCTCTATAAGCATATATATGCATAAATTGACAAATAACAACACCGATCATCTGTGATCAACCGTGTCATTGGGGGGTGTGTGCAGCAGGACCACAGCATCTTGTGCTTGTGATGACACTATGCCACTTAATATTGTGTGAAAATGGTACCTGATACGGCACCTGGGGAGGGAGCGATGAAGATTGTCTGCAAGGCATGCAACGGTAAAGCACGGATCGCATCACGCCAGGTGCTTTCACTGGAGTTCTCGAAGCTGTATTGCTTGTGCCTCGAGCCCCAGTGTGGCCACCAATTCGTCATGAACCTGACCTATTCCCACGCCACCCGGCCCCCAGCCGGGACCATCGAGCAGCTGCTGTTCGACCGGCTGCGCGACCTCCCCCGGGCGCAGCAGCGACAGCTGTTCGATCAGCTCGGCGCCGCCTCGGCGTGACGCTGGATAACGGCATCAATCGTTTCGAGCTGATTGATATTAATCTGCAAGTAATCCATTAATCCTGCTCTCGCCCGTTCGGACAGTGTCTGCTCCACTGTCGCAATAAAACCGATCAACTCGAACGCGTTTCTAACTTGCTCGAGTGTGTCGCGTGTCCCGTGTAGTTCCCTCGCGCCAATGTGCATCTGACTCTCCGTTTATCCTGTTGGCGGGGCGCAGTCTAAGTAATGGCTTTTTAAAGCGTCAAGAGGATTGTGAACAAATCCTCATTTCCAAATATGCGTCCTGACGATATATCGAAAGCTTTCCAGGTGCACACACTTTAGGTCAACACAAATCAGTGCTAATGCCAGGCGCCATGGGGGCTATAGCGATTTCGCTAATTAGCTAAGCCGAACTTAGGCTTTTGCAGCTGCATTAAATTACGCTCTAACGAAATAACGCAGGCGCGTTCTGGTAGGTGGATGGGTGGGCACCTGGTTACGTATATACGTAGTTACGTAAGACCGCAAATCCGCATTTCCGCAAAAGCGCTTTTGTACTTTTGTGCTTATGTACCAACGGCTTCCAGCGAGTGGGCTTATCTATTGTCAACGCAATAAGGTTGACAATAGATAGGGCAATAGAAAAGACAATAAGCAAAGCAATAGAAAAAGGGAGCCGAAGCTCCCTTTCTTTTAGCCGCTGAAATCGGCTCAGTCGTTTTCCTCTGAAGGGTCATGCACCGAGTAGGTGGCCACGCCCTGGCCGCAGTCCTCCAGAATCAGCAGCTCGGGATTGAGGCCCAGCTTCTCGGCCACTCGCTCGGCTGCCCGCAGGGCACTCTCCGCGCTGCTGGCCGTGACGTTCTGGCCCTTCGCTCGGGCCTGGTAGGCCCCGGTGATCGGTCGCACGGTGATGATCATGCCGGCACCTCGTCGGCGGTCGCCGGCTCCAGCTCGGCAACCTTTCGCGTCAGCAGCTTGATCAGCTCGTCCTGGGTGGCGATCACCTGGTCATCGCGCAGCGACTGCTCGAGGCGGTAAACGATCTCGCCGTTCATGCTGCGCTGGTTATCTCCTGCAACGTCGAAGATCTTATTGCGCAGGCCATCGGGCAAGCGAACGACGAATTTGTCAGCGGTGCGGGAATCCATACGGCTCATGCTTGTTTCCTTCAATTCAGGGTGTAGAGAGTAGCGGTGGTTTTGCGTGCCAGCGGCTTTGCCAGCACCTGGTGCACCAGATCAGCGTCGGAGTCGGTAAGGTCGCCGGTGCGCTTTGCGTCCTCGGCCAGGCGGAACAGGTGCCGCCGTGCCTGGGGTGTTTTCGCGACCAGGTAGCCGATCAGAGCGCCGCCGACCGCGGCGGTGGCCCTTAGATGGCTGGCTGTTGTGGTAGCCTGCGTTTCGCTGCTGGTTGGGTGTGCTGCTTTCATGGGTACTGCTCCTTGCTGGTGGTTGGTGTCGGGGAGTTGCACCTCCTCGACACCCTTCGTTCAGCCCGCCGCGTTCTGCGCCGTGGCCGTGTAAACGCGGTGCATCTTGTGCCGCACGTCGAATTTCCCCAGGTCTACGCCGTCCACGTTGCGCAGGTGAATCACTGTCACCTCCGGCGGGATTTCATGCGGTTGGGCCTGCCAGTGGGTGATGGTCACCAGCTCGGCCATGTCCTCGGCAGTCGCGTAAAGCAGGTAGGCCGAGGCGATAGGCAAGGTGCCGTCCACGCCGTTGGCGGTGTAGTGGATATTCATGCCTCGGCGACCTCCGGCGCCCACAGCTCGATCATGCGTTGCCAGAGCTGGCTGCCGTCCTGCACCCGTTCGTGCACTTCCACAGTGGGGTCGTAGTCCATCACCAGAACGTGCATGCAGTCCTGGAACAGGTCGAGATCCAGGGAGCGCAGATCCGTCAGGGCGAAGGGAAAGTCGTCACCGTTGTAGAGGCTCAGCAGGAAGCGGCCGATTACCCCGCCGCGGCAATTCTTCATCAGTGCGTAGGGCACCAGGCGGTTCAGGGCGTAGGTGCCGGCCTGCTCGATGGCCGGGCGCTGCCGCTGGTAGGCGATCGCCTGAGCCATGGCGGTTTGCATGCTGTTGGTCATGGTGTGTTCCTTCAGTGGGTCGCGGGGTGGGTGGCCAGCAGATCGAGCAGCGCGGTGAATACCTCGGTGCCCATCCGGTTGGCGGTCAGGTGGCTGTAGTCCAGGCCGATCTCGCTGTTGATCCACCGGGCCCAGTCGGGGCGCACCAGGTTGATCATGGTCAGCAGCAGTGCACGGCGCGGCACGTCCAGGCCGTGCAGGGTTTTCAGTACCGCCTGCATGGGGCCGAGCTGCAGGCTGGCCCAGTTGCTCGGGTGTTCGGCCAGCCTTGGGAAGGCCTCGACGCCCACCAGGTGCGCAGCGCGCTCCCAGGCAGCGAAGAACGCGAAGTGATCCTCGAGCGCAGGCGCTGCAGGGCGAACAGCAAGGGCTTGGAAAGTGGTGGTGGTCATTGCGAGATCTCCATTCCGCAGGCAAGACGGGTGTCGTTATGGCGAGAAACGTGTGAGGGGGCCGCGAACGTCCGGAACATCCGGAACACGGCGAGCGCGACTGTCTGGAGCCCGCGGATTCCGGGGCCTCCAGCGATTTGGAAATGTTCCGGTGCTACCGGAACATGCCGGAACACGATTTTTCGGCAAGCGGCTGTAGGCCTTGTGGCACTAAGGCTGCAGAGGTTTTCGGGGAAAACCGTAAACCGGAACATTGCCGGAACATGCCGGAACACGATTTTCTTGAATGTTCCAGCTGGTTCCGGAATGTTCCGGCGAGACCTGAACAGGATTTCAGCTGTAAATAACTGAATTAATTGAATATTTATTTCATATTTATAAATGTTCCGGATGTTCCGGACGTTCTGACCCTCTACGCACAGCAGACCCTTTTCACCCTCCCAGGCACCCATATCCACATAACGCATAGGGTTCATCAGGCCACCCCCCCACGCTTGTGGAACATCCAGCAGTTGATCGAGCGCTTCTCGATGCGCGAGCGGACTTTGCGGATCTCGATGAATTTGTGGGTGGTGCTGTTGGGCAGGGAGCGGCGCAGCTGCGTGTCAGCGATCGGCTCTTGTCCGGCCTTCCTGCAGTACTGCTGGAAGTGCTCGATGTTGATGGCGATCAGGTTGGGATCGATGCTGTGGTTCAAGGTCTCGACGGTTTCTTCGGTAGTTACGCCCTCGCTGTCGGTGTTCGAGATCACCAGCTCGTTGAGGTAGTGATAGATCTGCCAGAACTTGGCGGCCGTCGCGTTCTCCTTCTTGCAGCGCTGCTGCCGGTCGACTGCGCGCATCTCCAGGTGCTTTGCGAGTTGCTCGGTGTGGTCGTCCGTCCAGCTGCTGAACATGCCCTGGGTGGCATAGGCGCACGCCAGTACCTGGGCATGGCACTGCACGATGCGGCCCTCTGTCAGGGCACTGACCTTCTGCATGCGCGCTTCAAACCGTGGGTAGGCGTCGAAGTACCGGGCAAGCCATTTCTGTTCAAATGTGAGGCAGCGGCGCAGATATCCGCCCAGTTCCTGGGCTTTCATGACCTTCAGGCGATCTGCAATCGGCTTCAGCGCAAGTGAGTGGTGTTCCTTGGTGCAATGCATATGCACGATGCGCGACAGGATCGCCTCGGAACCGTCGACGCTCTCGTTCTGCGAAATGGCCAGGGCGCCGCGCCAGATGCTGACCCGGGTTTCGTTACCCGCCGTGTTTGCGCCGGTGACACGCAGTGCAGCGTGATAGTCGAACAGGGTCTTCCAGTCGTCCCAGGCAAACTGGATGGTGATGGTTCGGCCCTGGGCATCGACGAAGGTCTTATCAGACTCGATCAACACCACCGGCAGGTTGCTAGCCTCGCCTAGCGTACGGGCCAGGCCGACCGGAGTCGCGCCGGCGCCGGTGGGTTTCACGCCCTCCATGTTGTCGCGGCCGATCAGGCGCCACAGGAAGCGCAGCAATGTGGACTTACCTGCACCAGGTTCGCCGGTCAGCTCGAGGAAAGGGAAAGATTCCTGCACGCTCCCGATCTGCTGCACGAACAGCGTGCCAGTCCACCATGACAGGGCGGCCAGCCCGTTTAGGTTGTGCACGGCCAGGAAGTCATCGAACCAGCTGCCGTCGAAATCCTGGCCGCGCTCGAATCGGGTGTTCACCAGTGAGGTTTTCACGCCGGCACCCTTCACCTCGAGGAAGCCATGCTTGTTCACGGCCAGCTCGGATCCGTTATGGAAGCCGAACTGGGGGAAGCAGTAGGTCTTACCTTCCTCGTCATACCCCAGGAACGGCAGCGTGCGGACTGTACGCACCGGCCGGCGTTCATCGTTGAGCCACTTTGCTTTCAGCATTGCCAGCTCGCGGGCGCCGCCCTCGAAGTTGCCACCTGGTGTGAAGTCCAGCATGGCCCGCACGAACCCACGTGGTTCAGCAATGGCACTCGATGGCAGTGGAGCCTGTGTGTTCCTGGTGCGATCGGGAAACTGGAAGTCGAAGTAATACCGCTGCTCGCGGGTGATCACGTCCTGCTCCAGATAGTCCAGGCTGGGAATGCAGTTGGAGATCTGCGAGATCCGCACGTGGCTGGCAAATTTGTCGCGGTTGCCCTCTACCTTTTCCTCACCGAGATCCTTGCTCAGCTCGGCCTGGTTCACCTTTGCCGAATAGAGCTGGTTCCTGAATTCCAACAGGTAGAAGGCCGCAGGGCGCTTGATGTAGAGCAGATAGGCCAGCTTGGTGGTGTTCTCGGCAGTGAACAGCCTGCCGCGGTAGATCGCTTCTTCCAGGAAGTCAGCGGTCAACTCTCCATCGCGATACACGTCGTCCCAATCACGCTCGCCTGCGAGCGCAACCAAACCAAATTCGTGCATGCCACGAATCATCTTCAGGTACTTGGGGATGTACTTGCGGCCGGCGATATCGTCGTCCAGACCGATGATCCACTGCACGCCAATCCCTTTATGCGCCTCGATGATCAACCATGGGAAATTGACGCAGCTGATCGAGGCGATCGCCTTGAAGCCGGCCAGGTGTAGTGCGATGGCGTGAAAGATGCCCTCCACGACGTAAACGCGGTCGTTCTTCTCGATGACCTGGCCAGGCGGCATCCAGCCGTCGTTCTGGTAACTCATGCCGTACTTGATGCCAGCCTTGTGGTTCTTATTGGCCGCCACCATCCGCTCGTCGATGATCCGTTCCCAGTAACCATCGCAGAGGGTAAAGCGCACGGTATCCGCCCAGGCGCCGGAGTCGACCTTTCTGGTGGCTTGCGTGTACCAGCCTGCAAGCTGGGCAATGTCGAAGCCACGGCTTCGCTGCAGGTAGGCGTCGGCCGTGGCGTTCGGGTTGGTTGGGGTCTTCGGGAAACGCTCGCTCAGATTCTCGAACAGGAAGCTGTAACGGTCGCGTGTCTTCTGCTCGAACTGGCAGTCGTTCTCACGGTTGCATTTGATCTGCCAGGGCTTGTCCTTGCTGACGAACAGCTTGCGCTGGCCACAGCTAGGGCAGAGCCCTTTCTGCAGGTACTTGTCCGAGTTGCTCTTGAAGTCCAGCTCGTGGTCGTTCTCCAGTTCACGGACAACCTCCACTCGATAGATCACGTCGAAGTCGATCCTTGCCATCTGGTTCATTGGCCTGCCTGTACCCGCACCAGTGCACGCTCAGCTTGGGCCGCAGCCTCCATGGTCATGTGCACCATGTTGATCAGCACCGCGGATTTCGACCCTTCCTCCTTGGGGCGGATCAGGTACTGCCCAGTTTTGATCGCGCGTTCCACGGCGCTCTTGGATTGACCAGACCGCACCACGAACTCGGCGATGGTCACGTATGGCGTGTCGATGGCTATCTGCATTCTGATAATCTCGTGAGGTTTGTTGGTGGTCATAGGGGCTAAAAGTACCCATATGGAACCAACTGTAAGTACCCATACGGAACCATGTCAAGAGAGAAGTGTGAGCCAATGGAGTTAGCGGAGAAGCTGAAGGCGATTCGGGTAAGGGAAGGGATGACCCAGTCGGAGTTATGCGAGGCGACAGGCCTTAGCCTGAGCAGCTACAAAAAATACGAACTTGCGCTGCGAATTGAGGTGAGTTCTGTGGCGCTGCTGAAGATCGTGAATCACCCACGCTTCGAGAAATACGCGCTGTGGCTCGTCATCAATAAAACTGCTCCCGAATGTGGGCAGATCAGCCCGCTGTAAGCATGTCGATCAAGAAACTCCCCAGTGGGGAATGGCTGGTCGATTGCCGGCCGGAAGGGCGGGACGGGCCACGCATCCGCCGGCGGCTGCAGTCCAAGAACGAGGCGATGCATGTCGAGCGCCGCATCATGGGCGACGGCTCAAAGGGCGAGTTCGAGAAGAAGCCGAAGCGAGACGAGCGGCGCCTGTCTGATCTGGTCGATGCCTGGTTCAAATCGCATGGCACCAGCCTGAAAAGCGGGGAAGAGCGGCTGCGCGCCCTGCAGGCGATGGCCGAGCGCATGGGGAATCCAAGGGCCAGCGACTTCAATACCGCCCACTTTACCCAGTACCGGGCCGATCGCCTGGCCGGCAAGTGGGGGCGTGAGACCTACGGCAACGGCCGCAAAAAGGGCGAGGACGCCAAGGCGGTCAAGCCCAGCACCCTGAACCACGAGCTGGCCTACCTCCGCGCCGTGTTCAACGAGCTCGAGCGCCTGGGCGAGTGGGTAGGGGAGAACCCGCTGGGCAAGGTGCGGGCGCTGAAGTACGACGAAACCGAAATGGCGTACCTGGACGTCGACGAGATCCCGAAGCTGCTGCAGGCGCTCGATGCTGTCTCGGCCAAGGCCGGTGTGGTCGCTCGAGTGTGCCTGGCCACCGGCGCCCGCTGGGGTGAGGCAGAGGGCCTGCAAGCGCGCCAGGTGCGCAATGGCCGCATCCAGTACACCAAGACCAAATCGTCGAAGAACCGCGCCGTACCGATCACCGACGAGCTGCAGGAGCAGATCCTGGCGGCACTGCCGTTCGGCGACTGCTACAAGCGCTTCAGCGAAGGCGTCCAGGCGGCCGGCATTGAGCTGCCAGAGGGCCAAATGACGCACGTGCTGCGCCATACCTTTGCAAGCCACTACATGATGAACGGCGGGGACATCCTGACGCTACAGCGCGTCCTGGGGCACGCCTCGCTGACTATGACCATGCGCTATGCTCATTTCAGCCCGGGGCACCTGGCTGAGGTGGTGCATTTGAATCCGTTGCAGCAATCACTAAGACACAAGGAGTGAGTTATGCAGTTTTTCAAGCTGGTTGATGTTTCTGATCGTGAGGTCATCCTCAACCTCGAGCTGATTGCAGCTATTACGCCGTTGTATTCCGGCTTCGCAGAAGGGGCGAGTATTCAGCTGACTCAAGGGGTGAGTCTCAGCAACCGTGAAACCGCATTCATAAATGTGAGTGGTGAGACTGCTCAGGCGTTGATGCTGAAGATTGGCGCAGCTATCTAGTTGTATCTGCTTTTTCGGGCTAAGGAGTGTTGCTGATGGCTGAGCAATTCAAGATTGTTCACGGCGCCGATGGTCACCGGTACGTGATTAACTCCGACTACGTTGTCGGTCTCAAGACCCAGCCTGGCGCGGGTGGACTTATGTATGTTCGCGGTATGGCAAGTGAATCGGAACGACTTCAAATCACTCTTGCTCAGGACGAGTTTGCTGCCGCTGAAGATTGGCTTTTGAAGCTGTCACACGATTGAGCGTGGACACTATGTGGACGCTGACACGCTGTGCAATGCAGTGTGGACAGTCGCCAGATAAAGCAAAGCCCCGCATTGCGGGGCTTTGAGTATGGTGCCGGCACCAGGAGTCGAACCCGGGACCTACTGATTACAAGTCAGTTGCTCTACCAGCTGAGCTATACCGGCTTTTGAGGGGCGCCATTATATCGATTCGTTTGCATGAGTAAAGCGGCG